ACAGATTAAGCAGATAGTGTAGTAGAAGGCGCCACGGCAGTACTATCCAGCCTGGCCTAATAGGACAAATGGGTAACCGCGAATCATTTAGTTGAAGGAGACGCGTTACAAGACAAGGACGTCACAGCGTAGTCCTGTCCCTGGTGAGCGAAATGATGGAGTCGCTCACATCAGTACTTTCATTAACAATAAAAATAAAAATAATAATAATAATAATAAAAAGGGCCAGCCATCCCCTAAGAACAATGGCAAATCAAAGGAGATGCTTAAAAATATGATCAAAAGCATCGTTCAACCGAATTCAAGAAAATTACCTCACAAGCAACAAATCCCCAAACAATTGAATCCAAAAGTCAATTCTTACCTCAAGGGTAAGACGACCTTAAATTCATATGTCTGTGCTTTACAATACCCGTTCAGTCCCGAAGCTATTGGAGCCAAGGTTCCGGACGCTTACACGTTTCCCACGAATTCGTTTCACCACCGCACGACTTACATACTTGGCACAGCAGGGACTTCATTCTCAGGAGTCTTTATCCCAAGTCCTTTCTGTACTTTTATAGACAACGGAAAGGCATCAGGTTCAACTGGAATCGGCACAAACTCATATGGAGGCTGCTACACCATGGGTGGAGCTTCCTCAGTAGTAGGTTTGTGCACACCTTCCCAGATGAGTTCCGTATGTAATAGTTTTAGAGTTGTGGGAGGGGGTATCAGAATACGTAATTTACAATCAGAGTATGCTGCCGTTGGCAGAATATACGCTGCAGTTGTACCAATTGCGGACGCAGGTATACCCTCTTTCGACATTTTAGACAGTTACTTACCTACTTCTACAGGCTATGGTGCCATTTATGGCAACATGGGTCTACCCGCACCTGGCCAAGTTCATTCAGCCTCATTACAATCATTCCCATTATCAGATGACTTCACCGTCAGCGAACTAGTCGCAGGCGACGAGATCGATATTAACTTTCATATATCTCACCCTAAATTTTACTCATTCAAAGCAGCATACGAAGACTCTACCGTCACTTCCACCAATGTTCAAGGAGATAACGTATACGTTACCTCTTCAACAGGCATAGTCCAGAAGACGACAAACAAGTCTAATATGCAAGCTGACGGTGCTTCCGCGATCCTTCTATACTTCGAAGGTTTCCCAGGCACCGCATCTGTAGCACAAATTGAAGTTGATGTGATTTTGCATTATGAATGCACACCTTACACAGCGACATCGGGCACAACCTCCACAAGCGGGTTTAAACCTACTATGGATTGTCCACCTGTGGCGTTTAAGGGGTCATCCATGGCCGTGGAATCCATTATTACCAAGAGTTCTGAACCTGCTGGCATCATAAAAGGTGTCAAAATGGGCGCAGCAAAACTCAGTGCTATGGACCAAGAGTATTTAGGAGGCGTAGGTCTTGAATCAGTTAAAAATATAGCAACTGCAGCATTGAAATATATGCTGATTTGATAACATTAATCTAAATAAAATAACATCAACACTTAATTAATATTATCCGAAAGCTTATTCGGAGGAGAGGGGGCCTGAGCAGAGCCGTTAAACTGCTACCGGCTGTGTGGAGTAAATGCGAGCGAGAGTCGTGACCTTGTAAACATTTTATTGCACACGGACGAGCGAGTCTGGATGGACCGAAAAACCATCTCCAGATGCTAACTGGGAAAACAGCCCTTTATGCCTGTCGGGTTAGAACAGCCGCGTAGTCACACACCGCGGAACCTGGTGGATAACAGAAACCACCGGGGTTAGCAAGATATAGTTTTGTTCATCAGCTATACAAAGGATGAACTATCAGGGTAAGTTTCTCGGAGACACTTTGGTGTTGGAATAACACCTTAGCAAAAAATTTTCCCCACACCCCCCCCATTAAACTAATTATCTTCACTAACCGGTCAGGAACCCGAGATAGTCAACCAGACGCGCAAGCGTACGCTATCGAAAATACCCAATTGATTTTACTTGATATTTCGCACGCATTTTCAACTTACAGAACTTTACTGAGAGAACAGAAAATGTGTGACCGAGATATCGGGTACTTAGAAAAAGTGGACGAAGCAAGATTTGAAACAACCTTCAAAGGTGTGACTTTGAAGAAAATGTGTCAAATCGTGCCTAGCCACGCCAGCGACGCAGAGGCCCTGCACATGATAAAAACTAACCTAAACGGTATTTACTTGTTTTTAATAAAACATACAGTTAGCAGTTTGCTGTTGAGACGGTTCTCTAGCATTGACATTATGGTGTGGATTCACCACATAATGCCTTTTCTAGGGGATTTAACATTTATCCAACAGAAATACCGCAACCACATCAGCAGAACCATAAGAGACTATTTTCATTTAGAGTACGAGTACGACACTAACGACGACATAATGCGTAGTGAAGATTACGAGAGTGATCAGTACAACTCTGGAGATTGTAATAGACCGTTGATGTCAGTTAAGACTACTGTTCAAAAGAAATATCCAATAAGGTTCCATGGCGAGAGTTGTGAGTGTTTTAATTGTGAGAAAAATCGTGAGTTGGAAGACAACCCAGCGTATTTTCTCTTAGTTGACATATACAACCGGCACCATAAAGTACCCAAGAAGTTTGCAGCTCATTCTCAGTTGAACGGAGCCAACGGTGAGTGGACGGGATCTGATGATCTTGACCACGCGGATCGTAGGAGAAACCGGAGAGAGGCCGTGAATAGGTTACGACATGGTGTAAACGTCAATCGCGGGAGAAACAGAGGTGGATTTGGTCCAATATTATTAGCGGCGGGTTTAGTAGGAGGCGGTGTCGCTCCTGATCCAGTCGTAGAAGATCCACCAGAAGATATAAAACCACAAGCTATGGAAGATGTCGATGAAGTTAACATACCAACGTATGGTAGCGGAGATGACTCCCTTGGCTGTTGTTGGTTTTTGAGTGTAGAAATAGTAAGTAAATTAATTACTGGTTATATAATGAATTCAGCAATAGTCTCAGCCTTTTATCCACAACAATACCTACCACGATCTGATAACGATTCCACAATTGAAGTCAGGTCTAATCACGATCCTTATTCCAAAGATTGGTTTGCTAAAATCGGTTATAACAGTAGTTACACCGGTTTGATATATAAGAAGGTATATGAGTTATTATTTAGAGAGTTTGCCAGCACCAAGGGGTCTAGTTTGACAGAGAACACAGCGAGTCGCATTTTTAACGCCGCCATGGTTCATTTCGAGACCACATATCACCAAGATTCGTACTTAGACGAAGTCGTATTAACCAACACCATAAATTATTTGATAGGAAGAATTAAAATTAACAGATTAAAAGTAACCATGTGTAGTGGGTCCAGAGAAGTTGGGATAGACAGGGTGGGGTTCAATTGATGGAGCGTGATGCTGTGTAAACAGCGCGGTCTGCTCACATTTGAACTTCAAAAGTTAACATGTGAACATGTTTACGTAGCATCCGAACCGGATATGGACTTGTTTGAGGATTATTTTGGGTTAGGGTGGATGATTAGACAGAAGATTAGTGGGTTGATGCACGATGATTGCACGCCCGATTTTCACGTGAAGCAGGATGAGTATGACAAAGAGTACAGGAGTGTCTTTGGGCCGTTTTTTCCAGTAGAAACGGCCTTTTTGCCCGGTTCTGGGGCGTTAGAATACAGAACCATGATCGGGAGATTGATAGCGCAGCGGCTACCAAACGATCTTGCCAAAGACAGGAGGTTAAAAGGGAATCAGTTGAGGTTACACAGGTTGAACAGGGTGCCTTTACATAGGTTCACTCGCTATTTGGAATCTAGGATGGAGAGAAAATCGTTAGACGAAAGTTATTTCGACTGGCTATTCGCTAAACATGCTAAGAAAGCACTTAGAAAGAGAACTCATGAGGACTCGAACGATATAGGGTGTAACACCAGAGATGATAAACTTCCTGTGCAGTACAAGATGAAGAGCGATGAGTTACTCGCAGCCCACAAAAAGAGAGGAGTCGGAGACTTGGGAGCGATGCGCACGGATGCCACGGCGCACGTTTGTGGAGCAATAAAGGACGCATGGAGTGGAGTGTTTTCACACGGTAGTGTAGACGCCGAGTTTGTGACAGCACCAGATATAGATAAGTTAGGAGAGGTGTTTCAGGATTTGCTGGAGCCGCCAAAGGGGAGGATCGTGTACAAGTATTTTTCAGATGATAGCTCACTGTCTGCGTTATGCAAAGATGGAGTAGTTATGATCAATTCTGATATTTGTAAATGCGACGGTTCTCATGGACCTAGGGTGTTCCAAGCGTGTGAACAGATGTTAGCTCAAGGTTTGGGTCATGATCACACCACCTCCAAAGTTATCCGGAGAGCGTTCGGTTATTTGGGTAATAGATGCGTTTTGCGTAATAAACACCGCAAGGAGAAAGTGTTTTATAAGTTTAAGAGTAAGCGGCTTTACTCGGGTTCTGTTTTAACGACCATTATTAACAATTTTGCGAATCTAAACATAGCTCTGAGTTTAGCGTGGAGAGTTCCAGACCCCACGCTCTTGACTAAGGAAGAATTTGCGGAGCAATGTATCTTGGCAGCAGAAGACGTAGGATACATAATCAGATTGGATATATGCAAAGAGCCCGAGCAGTTACAGTTTTTGAAACATTCGCCCTCTGTGGTGGATGGCTTCGTGACAGCTTGGATGAATCTCGGCGTGTATATGAGAGGTTTCGGGACATTCAGGGGAGATTTACCCGGTAAGAAGAGTGTTCCGATAGTATGTAGGGCTAAGGCCTTCGTTTCAGAAGTAGTGAAGGGACGAAAGTTTTGGGGTAATCATGATTTTAATACCAGTTTCGGTCATTTAATATCATCTAGTAGCAAGACAAATACTGTGATCGCCAGGCATTTGTCAGATCAAGCTACTAAAAGTGTAGGTAGAGATGTCGGGAGGTTTATACCTCTAGAGAGTTTGGCCGTACGGTACGAGATTAAAGTGGATGAGTTGCGGGAGTTGATATCTTATATCAAACAATGTAACGTATTCACCGCAGTCTCTCTACCAGTCGTCCAGAAGATTTACACGAAAGATTACGGATAGTCAGTTTGGGGTCCCGAGAAGACCATATAAAAGCGTTCGCAC